GTTCTTTTGTCCGTAGTTAAAGATATGGTCCGTACCTACAATGTAGATACCGCCGTATACCGTAGCGTTGTTCATCTGAACAGGCTCTCTATCGTACACGCTGTTCTTTGGTGACTCGTAGGTATTGCCCTTATAGTAGAAGCCCATATTCCCGAAGCGCGATTGCTTCTTCTCGTAGACCATAGGGTCAACAGATAGGAACTCAAAGTCCAACACCTCAAGGGTGAACTCGTCGTAGCCGTAGTTATAACGGCTTAGACGCTGGTCGTAATAGTTCTCCATAAAACGAGAGGCATCGTTACCGTACTTATTCATTACGGTCTTTGCAATCTTCTCGTACTGCTCCTCACTAAACTGATCACCAGCTAAACGCTTAAGCTCTTGGATAGAGATGCGCTTCATATGCCCGGCATATACAATGTCGGAGAATGTAGGATCGTCAGTGTAGCTGTGCAGGAAGAATGCTGGGTCTACGTACTCCTCTTGGATGCCGTAGTTCGGGTCATTGCTACGCTTGGTAACAGCCATACCACAATTCACTAAATCCTCAACAGCTCTACGGTACACACGCTCATCAAAGTTGTTCCAGCTCAGCGTCATATTTGTAGCCAGCTGTGCAGCAATCTCTGCGTCGGTCTTTACATTGGTGTCTAGGAATATCTCCACCTCTTCAGGTGTCTGTGGTAGCTTGCTTGGATCTACATCCACCTCTAGCCCTGCAGCCTTAGCCTCTTCAAACATCTGTTTGTTCTCAATGCGTAAGGCAATCTTTTTCTTCTTGATATCTTTCTCACTCTGAGAGAGCGGGTCCATTGCCTCAACCTGTGGATAGCGGTAAGAGGAAATGATTTTATTGACAACGATCTTAGCGAACTTAGGGATGATAGGTACTGGTGTCCAGTCCAATGTCATCATCGTCCCATCACCATTATTAGGATCTAGGGAATTAAGAATCTGTTTATACACTGAGGTATCTTGCGTACCGTTAGCATACTCACGAGAAGTTTCAAACTCCTTGTAGCGCTTACGGTATAGACTTCCTTCAGAGTCTATCCCTCCCCATTGAGCAACTAATGATTTGGCATAAGCTATCCCGTATGCCTTTTGTGACTTCTCCTCCGTAGTTGCTAGTGGGTCTGGAAAAGCAGATTTCTTTTGATTGTTCATCGTTTCGCTGAATCGTTATCAACTGCAAATATAACGCTTTTATCAACGCTGGATTGACTTGCCCTTACGGAAGAAGGTCTTGTTGTCAAACTTGGCTTTCTCCTTCTTCTTCTTGGTGCGCTGGGCAGCTAGTAGCGCCAGCCCCGAGGAGATGGTAAGGTCATACTGTGTACGGTTGTCTATACGGAAATTAATCCAGTCCTCTAGCGTCCTGTTGAAGTACATCGGCATATAGTCCCCATTATCATTCATACCCACGTGGTCGTGGATGTAAGACTCTATCGCTTGTGCGTGGGCCTGTATAACGTCCTGTGAGTTAGACGGGATACCCTTAGTCTTAACAGCTACTCTAGCTGTTGACTTGAGATGATCGGGCCTGTCCATCAGATACTCATCGTACCCTCTGGTCTCAAAGTACCTAGCGATACCGTACTTGTTGTTCTCTATTAGTATTTTATACCCATAGTACACAGCTGCCATTAGCACATCCTCATAGAATATCCTAGCTAGTGGTGGACGTGAGGCATACTCCAATACAAACATATTAGAGGGGTGCGCCATATTAAACTTATTGTAGAGGTGGTAGGCTCCCTTAGAGCCTCTACCATCAACGGTAGCATCAAGGTCATAGCTATCCACCCCGCCTACACCAAGCCAGTCATTGCCCGGAGCCTTCTTACCGCGCTCAGTGGTTATCTTGTTACGCAGCTCTACGGGTGGCAACCACGCCACACGGAACCTGCCGTTATCATCGGGTCTAAAGATGACCTGTGTATCCTGCTTACCGTTCTCCCAAACAAAGTTACCGCGCACCACAGGCTGTGGGTAGAGGTCTTGATTGTACTCTATTTGCTCGTAGATCTTAGCAATGTTAAACAGGCTAGACTTAGTGGAATCTCTAAAGGCTTCCTCTGCGGTAAAGGGGAACTGACGTATTGTTTCGTTAAGCTCATTGCTGTCACCTGATAATCCCTTGCGTTCATTCTTAAGGTAGGTCTTTGCACCTATAGAGATCTCTTCATCATCAATACCCATTACAGGCTGCTCGGGGTCCTCAACCACGGGGTTACCGTAGCGGTCAAAGAATCCTTCTAATGCTTCATAGGCTGGTATAAAAACCCTATAGAGCATAGACTTGGTCCTGCCGTTAGAGTTTCTATCCTTGGGGTTAGACATATCCCAAAGGTCGCGGTAATTCCTACCACCCTTATCCAATGGGTTAACTGTTGATCCGATGATGGCTTTACCTACGAACTTACGACCTACCATTAAACAGGTACGCTGTATACGCCACACCTCTAGGATGTCTTCAGGCTTTTCAAACTTACCGCCCTCATCAATAAACAACAGCTTTAGTTTCTCACCATCATAGGCGTTGGACGTAGTGTTACGCCAGTTGATAACGGTATTAAGTGCCTGACCCTTAGAGCTGGTCTTGTTGTTCTTCGTGATCCTCTTAGAGGGCTCACGGAACGCCAGCTCCTGACGTGGGTTGGTGGTACCGTCCTGTATAGGTTTAAAGAAGAACGGGTAGTGTCTGTACATACCCACCACCTTTTTCATAAAGATATTCTCCTGAGCATCCTTACCCGTCTTAGACATTATACCTACGGTGACATCGTAGGTAGAAGTACCTACATCGTCCACCTTACTAGCGGCGACGTTGGTGTACCCAGAACGGCGACACTTAGTATACAGCTGGCCTGCACACCTTGGGTCGACGAAGCAGGCCTCCATATGGTAGTTAATATCCCTTTGGAACTGAAGGTAGTATCCGTAGAAGCTGGCATCTATCTTACTCCACTGCAGCATCATATAGTGTGCACCGGTAAGATAAGTAGGCTCCCCGTTGTTAAAGAACCATAGCCCGTTGTTCCTGCGTTCAAACTCACTGCGTATGTACGACTCGTACTTTGCCTTGAACTCCTTAGGCATATCGTACCACTCATCCATAGAGCCTATACGCGCTAGCTCTGTTGGCATCTCCTGACGCTGCCAGCGCTGCTCCTCCTTAGATCTGTCGTGGTAGAGTATTTCGTTCTTTGGTGGTACTGCAGGTAGCTGGATAAACAAGTCAGCAATCTCTATGATCTCCCCTGCGGTATCCTTGGGGCAGATATTGATTACCTCATCTTGGTACCCTTCTATTTTCTTTAGTCCAGCCATTAACGTTTAGCGTACTGCTCAGCAAGACCGCCAGAGAAATCTCTCTGTGCCTCAATGCCGCCAGTATCTTTAAGTTCTTTGATCATTGTCTCAAGCTTCTGATACTCAGTGATTAACTCCTTTGCATCCAAAGCTGACTCCTTGATACTCTTTAGTTCCGCCCGTCTACCGGAGCCCGATTGCTCCGTATCTATAGGGCGTCTTATCTCTTCAGTGATGTTGCGTATGGCCTCAGCCATAGCTTCCAACAGCTCCTCACCGGCTCTTACGCTGCTGAATTGCTTCTTGCGTCCCATTAGAAACCTGTGGCGTAGATGTGATCAATGTGTGTACGGAATACCTCTTCGCCCTCTACCTCCATCTTGTAGTCGGCGTTCTTCATAATCATCACCTTGTCGCCCTTCTTCAGTCCTAGCTGTTGTACTGCAGGTGAGTCATAGAGTACATAGCCGTACTGGTTGAACTTAGGCTTCTCAAGGTCAATGATGATACCGCTTGTAGTAACCTGTTCGTAGGATTGCTCCTCTGGTGTTAGGAACACCCAGTCGCTAAGCAAACTCACCTCACCCGTATGCTGGTCCTTGTAGGCATAAGCTTGTGTGGTGTGGCTGTTGTTAGGATCAAAGCGTACAACGTAGATGTCGTCATCAATACGCTGGCCCCTGCCTTCATTAGATATAACTACGTGGTGGTGGAAGTAGATGGTGTCACCAACCTTAACAGGGGTGTCGTACTTCTCAGGAACGGCTACAACCTCAGCACACTGCTTGCGGTTTTCAAACTCGTTCCACTTCGGATCAATGTAGATGGATGTATCGCCCACCTCTACCTCGTCGTTAAAAGCCTTGGGCATCTTAACGAAGAAATCGTATAAACTACGCATATGTATTGAATTAAAAGTTAAGGTCGTACTCTATGAGCACAGGTACATTCTCCACACTCTTCCATAGCATTACGCCATCCTCAGGGTGTTTGATGTATACCAAGTATCTTTTTTCTTTGAATTTATGTAGGTATGCCTCGTCTAAAACGATGGCATCCACTAAGGAGTCACCGGCTTTCTGGCCTATATAATAAGCCATAGCCTTTAGGGGGTCTACCCCTATAATAATTTTACGAATCATTTTTATTTAATTTACGTCCCCGTTGTTATTCATACGGTTGATCCAATAGTTTATATTGCTTGGATCGCTTTCTTTTTCTATTTTGTAAGCGTCGGCGACGTACGATAATACGTCGTCTAGCTCATCCTCGTCTTCAACTGTTACAGAAGACAGTAGGTTCATACCTACAGTAATCTCCTTTGCATCAGGTGTTACACTTGGGTCGTCTAGGTCTAAAAAACCAACCGCTAAAGCCACTACTACTTCCTTCTCTAGTCCGTACTTAGCAATGGTCTCGTTAATAGCTGCCATTAGCTCCTGTACTTCTATGATGCAATCTTTGTGGCTTTCCTTCATTATGTTATCTTTAATACCTCTACTGCAGATCCTGCTTTAAGAACAACATTACCAGCTGATGATAAACTGGTAGCAGTGATGATATCTCCTGCTGCTAAATACTTAGCGTAGTAAAAAGAAACCATTGATAGTCCTGTTGCTGATTTTGATCTCACCGCTGTAGCTATAGCTGTTCCGTTTACTAGTACCACTGTTGTTACGTTTGTACCTGAAACAGCAATAGCGTCGTACTGAAAGCTTATATCTATACGGTATACACCAGCCTCATCTACAGTGATGTTGTCTGTAGCGAATGCATATGGGTTTGTACTACCTACTTGGTAGGAACCGTCAGGATTTGAATTGTCTATAGGTGCAAAGCCCATTTGACTAGCGGGACCACCAGCTGTTAGTGATCTATCTGCTTCTTGTCTAGCAATTATTCTGCTGGGTACTATAGGGTCCGTGCTAAATGCATTAGATGTAAGCTCACGCTTAACTACTTCATTACTACCGTTAACAAGTAATGCTGTAAGCTCTGCGTTATCTGTAGCAGGCGCAGCAGTAAAAGACTGCGTGCCGTTAATCTCTACCTCGGTGGTTGAGAGCTTGAGAGCTGTTGCATCTCCTGTGCCGTCTTCTACATTTTTAGTTGAGGAGGTTACGCCTCCTTCAACGTGAAGAAGGTTTCCGAACTTATCTTTTATCTTTTGTCCTGAGAGCGTGCTCATAAATATTAATTTTGTACAAAGATATTAAATTCAACGTTATGCCTAAAAGTGAAGTAGCACGGAGCAAGATGTTCCGTGATTTCTCTGTCATCAAGGACAGATATATAAAAGCCAACTATTTAAAATACTGGAGCCTAGCCATAAGAGATATGTCTATGAACTATGACCTCAAGGAATCTGAGGTTCGGTTTATGCTCTTTGCCTACGACCTAGAGTTCTTTACCTTAGACTATATGGCTAAGTCGTACTTCTATCAGAAGCACAACCTGTACCAACGATTGGTAAACCCATTACTTAGAAAGGGATACATCTACAAACACTTTGATAAGCTGAGTCCCTCAAACACTCGTGAGGACCATCTGTTTCGTGAGGAGCAGAAGATGAACTACCGCGTACGCTACGCATTAAGCCAAACGGGTAGACTTATGGTAAGCAAGTTCTACCGTAAGATAGAGGGGGACGAACAGATTAACGTACCCGAGGATCCTAGATCTGAAAAGATGAAGGAGATACTTAAGAACCGCTAGCTGTTGTGCTTAGCCTTGATGCGGAACTTAGCCTCTAGACTTGCGCCCTTGTGTGGTACAAAGTCTCCTTTATGAGACATAAGATAATGGCGGCCCTTCTCTGTCATCCAATGATAACCAGAAGGAGCCTTCACCATCTCGTGTGTCTTTGCTTTCTTAGCCTTCATTACTTCTTCTTGAGCTTAACTTGACCGCCCTTCAAGTACATAGCATCATCTTCAAACGGTGCTTTGCCTGCAGGTATCTCTGTACCTACGTAACGGTAGTTGGCCTTCATACCCTGCTCACTGGCCTTGCGCTTCTTGATCTGCTCTGCCAATGCTTTCTTTGCTGCTGGCTTTAATGGCATACCCTTAGCGTCTACACCTTCGGCTAGCTGTTTAGCTAGGTCGTTAGTCATATTAGCCGCTGCTTCAAAGTCCTTCTTGAACTTATCATCAGCCATCTTCTTAGTGACCTTAACACCACCGCCGTTTCCGTACATCTCGTACTTACCGCCCTTACCGTACTTCTTTAGTTTCATCTATGCTTTCTTTTTACAATCTTTAGATTCATCACAGTAACACACCTCATCACTTCCGCAGGCAAATGGTTCTGGTATATCAAAATTGAAATCAAGTTTAGATATCCGAACCAACATCGCATACATTGATACGATCCCCAATATGATAATAGCTCCTGTCACAGATGCAAAGATAATAAAGATATCTGTTCAATATAAACAGCTGTATGTACGCTAAAAGTTTTAGGCTTGCCTAAACTAGACGATAGTAAGAGGTTTAGGCTTACCTAAACCTCCTGCATCCCCAGTAAACACTGACTTGACATTCTAAAAAATAATCCGTAACTTCGCTTGAGTTAACCCACGCAACAGGGTTCAATACTACTGAACACTGTTGCTACCCAGCTTAAGACAAGGTAGCTGTACGGGCTGT